TTTTTAAAAAGAAGAATAACTTTTGTGTTTCGTGAGGTAACACATAACTCATCATTGCTTTTGAGAGAAAGCATAACTATTAAACAGAGTGGACTAGTAACGCACCTTGTCCAGTAACAGCTCCAGAAGCAAAACCAGCTTGAGCTTGAATGGAATAGGTCGTTGCCGCACCTACTTGAAGATACCATATGCCGGTAGTCGTCCAAGCATTCCCCAAATATGCATTAGAGGAATTATACATATCACTAGACAGAGAAGTCGCATTAGTGACATCATAAAAGGTCGTCCAACTTGTTGTAAGTGATTGCGCTGTAGAATAAATACGACATGTCCAAGTAATAGTGTAGTTACCAGGGAGCAGAGTAAACGTATCTGCTGCAACAGTGGCACCAACACCATTAGTAACTAGATCTAATGGAAGATTTGAAGAGACTCCTGATGTAAGAGCAACAGTAGTCGAACCTTCGCAAAAAAGAACTGAATTGTTAGCAGGAGCTTTGTCATTATTGTCAAGTATTGGAACAGAAAGCTCAACATCATACTCGACACGCAACTCACCAATAGCACCTGAAGCACCTTGACCTATGGTTGAGAGAAAGAGGTTCCCAACATCATAAGTTTTAATATCAGTCCCACCAGGTAATCCAGCAGGACGAACGTAATGAGCATCTGAGCTCATTCCATTCATTTCTCTTGGATCTAAAACGAAAGAGAAAGATTGATAGGGCATTCCATCAACGTGAGGATCAGAATCTTCAACTTGTTGTTTGGAATTTGGTGCAGGATCTGAAGCATCGTAATCACAATTCATCATAACCTTACCAGTGTTATAATTCGAGGTGAATTGAGTAACCATGGGTTTGTAATAAAAACGTAGTCTACGGAAGCGATACTTTTCGTATCGAGCTGCAATGGTTGATAACCAAGGAAAGGTTAGAGCTTGACCAGGATTAATGGCCAAATTAGCTCCTACTGAAAAACTAGTAGAACCATTGACATCCATAATGAACTCATCTTGAGAATAATAAGCACGATTGCGATTATTCTTTTGACGTCCAACAATAGGTACACGATTTATCTGGTTATTCATGTTTTGTTTCTTATTACGATTGCGTTGACGTTTTGGCTTGTTAATCTTTTCAACAATTACAAGTTTTTCTTGTTGTTTAGGTTTGGGTTTCGGACGTGGTCCGGAATTTTTCTTTAAAACGAATTTCTTCATTTTATAGGGGCTCCTTGCGGATTTAAAATTACCCACTCCCAGCGAGGGGAGGGCAGTTTAACGTCGTGCCATAGACGAAAATGGATTTAATCAAACCTAAATGCGGTATTATAATTTGAAAAGAGCTCATCAAAAGAAATGTACATACTCTCATATACATCCTCTAATTCTGGATTCTTTCTCAAGACATCCTTCATCATTTTGAGTATCAAATTATAAACCTCCTTCGTACTAAGTACTCTAAGCAATCCTCCGAGTCGTTGTAGTTCCAAAGCAGGACTCAACTCGTGGACTTTCTTTTTCCTATGGTACAAAACAGCCAAAACTTTTGTAGGATCATGGTGAACATAGGGTTCAAATCGTATAGAACAAAAATCCATTTCGACCCAAGAGACTGGACCTCCGGCCCACTCAATCTGAGCGTACTTTGAATTCAAATCAAGATCAGAGTATTCACTCGACATAATTAAGTCATCTCCACAAATTATTACTATATTGTCTTTGTAAAATGTAGAGAGGTCATGATTGTAATTCTCGAGAACCATATAAAGACGCCACATGATATTAATCACTGTGGTCAAGTAATCACCAGAACCTAATCCACGTGGTACAAGATACAAGTCTCCATTAACATTCATCATCTTGTTAACAGAGTTGAAACGAACAGACTCAAACAAATTCTCTTGTGAATCCGTAAACTCATACTTCAACTTGATCTGATCATAGACCATGTTGATAAACTCAGGAGAGATTGACGAGTCCTGAGCACTTGTATCTGTACAGTACACATATGGGTGACAGTCCATTACTAATCGGTAATATGCCGCAGCACCATTTTGCACAGCATCCCCTACAGATGATATAGAGTGATCTTTGCAAAACCGATGTTTCAGGAACTGACGCAAAAAGTCACCTAAACACATTGACGCTGATAGTGTATGTTCAGGTGGAAATGCAGTGAAAAGACGCGGGGTCTTCGTTATCACACGCACTTCATCTTTTTGAGATGCATTCACAATTACATGATGAGGGAAGTCAGAAGCACATTTTACGTACTCCTTCATATACTCATACATGTTTGGATCATCCCGTGAAAAGATCTTATCGCGTTGGGCTCCAAATCCGATGGATTTGGATTTGTCCATCAACTCATATGCCTCATCAAAGTCATAAAAACGACAATGAGAGATCTTGCTTAGGAAGTAATTTATCGACTCAAAGGCCACATCTCTGTTAAGAGGAAGGTCTGATCGATCATACTTCGCTAGACGGTCGTAAAGCTCATCCACTGAACCAAGTTGCGCCAACTGATACCCCTCTCCAATTTGAGAGTGTAAAAGAAGGTCTACCTCAACCATCCTTAAATCGGGATAATACTGAGATGAAGATCTCAGTTTTTTATCCATCAACTTACCTACGTAAGTGAGATTTTTGAAATCACGATAAGGCTTAGATGGGCGAACTTGGCACCGTGGATATAGCGGATGAGCTATTAGAAACCCAACCCCTGAACCTTGTCGGTCAATTGACGCAACAAGGACGGAGTTAAGGCCAAGGCAAGTGCAAGTTTCGAAACTCGTGCTGTTTTATTCACCCCAATGTGAAAACCAACAATGCAATTACGCACTGCATCCACAACTGGTTGACCACAGTCCCCAAAAGTTGACTCTGCTGTGTAAGCGAGAAGGGCTGTGTCTGGTTTATACTCAACAGACGAGACTTGTGAAAATCCTGGTGCAATGATCAAGCCGGAAAATTCTGCAGAAGGAACATTCAAAGCAATCTTAGAGACTGCGACATTCCCATCTATCATGTAAACTGAGACTCCTTCGACACCATTTGAATCTTTCAGGGTACTGATCAATTTACATTCATATTTCTGTTTTCCCTTGACACACACCTCCACATTCTTATAATGTGAAGGGCAAACAAAAGCGTTGTGAGAAACCATGTAAGCATAACCAACAGTTTCCTCACGAGTTCCAACCTTAACAACATTATTACAGATAGAGTTCACTGGAATTTTAGCGTGACGCTCAATATCCTTGTTGTTTGACACTTTTGAAGGTTTTGCTGAGTTCCATTCAATATCTCTGGTCATGTCCACTTCATCCCAATCTTCGTCTGCCCACGCCTTGCCACGCAAGGGGACATTGTCGAGATCTTGGAGAAAGCGCAACTCCTTACGAGGAAGTTGCTCAAACTTTTCAGTGGCATCATTCAGATAATCATAATCCTTCCATTTGTTTCTCTTTTTCTTCTTCGCATGAGATTCAATGGGGACTTTCTTCTCAACAGGCTTATAGCAATCACTGCAAAGCTTGTGAGAAGGAACTTTTGGAACAAAACCTTTCTTGCAGTTACTGCAAGATTTGCCAAGATTTTTCACAGGTTGTTTTCTACGAACAACTTGGACCTCTTTCTTCTTTTGAGGTGCATTTTTCTGAGCATGAGGCACAACTTCCTCCACCTTTTGTGGTGGCCCACGTTTCTTTCTTCTGTTTCTCTTTCTTTTTGGTTTAACCTCTTGAAAGACAGGTCTCTTCTTGACTGGCGCCTGATGTCTTTGAACTTCAGGGCGAAACACACGTGGTGGGATTGCATTCAACTTCAAAGCCATATCATTGTTTGAAGGTGCAAATCG